TTCCAGCATTTTAGCACACTATTACATATAGTAATAGGAACTAAAAGAGATACAGAAAGCAAACGGCAAATGCGGTTTACCCTTTCTCTTATAACTTTCTTTATCCCAAAGGCGATGAATTCGATATGGAACTAAAGAGATTTGCAGCTGGCTTAGACGCCCTTCACGATACCGTGGGAGGGTCCTAAGCTTATGAAGTGATCGACGGGTGTTCCAACAGAGGGTACGCGAAGATTTTAAAGAAAGAGCGACATCATGCCTTCCTATCTAATATAGGATTTCATGATGAGACTTGTTAATAAATGAAGACAATTGGATCCGTATTCAATTATCTTTATTGTTTCAACTGGTAAGAAGAAGACTGCGTCGACTTCTACGATGTTAAAGATATTCCTTTAAAGCAAAATAAATAAACTTTAATGTAATTTGAATAAACTCTGCTCGACCTCATTGAGGAAACAGGAGTAAAAATAGAATCTGATGATCCTTGTTACACAAGTCATCATTACAGAGCTACAGCATCTACTGTTCTTCAGAATTATACATCCGTGAAGAATTGGTAAACTAAAGATAAGAAGACGTACCTCCCTGATATTATGGCACCAGCTAAACGCTGTGTCATATAAAAGGGCCCGGCTTCTTGTCGAGACACAGTAATTTTAGAAGTAAATTCTTTAAACACAGTGTTATTAATAGAGGAAGTCGCTTACAGAGTGTTTAAGCGATTTGATACTTTTCCAATGACTGAACCAGATGCCTTAAGAAAGCAACTGGAAAGGTTTCACAGAGACGACCATCTTGTATATTGTAGAGATATCAAGAAATGCGGTATGACAATGCCTCGAAATTTGCTAGAAATAGCTATTAGATGCATTAATAAATCAACGGGTTCAGAACTTCCTGAGAAGTTCTTTTCCACGTTTACTGTTTTTGAAGAGGGAGAAGAATCCACCTTCATAAAGAGTGTAAGAGGACACGGTCAAGGCATGGCTAATGCGCTGACTTCGTTAATTTAAACTGCAATTTTAGATATGGTTAATTACCGAACTAATTATGCTTCAGAAAATAAATCAACACCTAAATCCAAAGTTTGGAATGATGATATGATAGTATTTTTTAATAGTTACGATGATGGAGACACGAAACTTATTGAATTTTAAGAAAATGATTTCGAAATTCTAGACGAATTAGGAATCTTAGGATCACGAGAAAAGACCTTCTATGGACGTGGAGGAGTCTTTTGCGAGTAATACATCGGAAAAACTTTCTCTTTTGGTGAAAAAGAGTCGTTTGAGAGACGTTAGTGGTGGTTAGCTGTTAATTCTATGAACATAGTTCATGCGAAATAACAAGTTAACGCTATCGGTGAAAGTAAATACCGTGAATAGTATTTACCTGACATCATAAGAAAATTCGGTTTTGAATTCTTCGAAGAAGAAAGCAATTATCCGTATATATTTGGAGGCTGGGAGTCTGAGTCCATTTTTGGAGTAGACGTCTCGCTTTTAAGAAACAACTTTAGCGAACCTGTATGCAAATGGGCATATCAGGCTTGTAAAGTTAAGGTCGGCCTTCACTAGACTAAAGAGTTCGTGAAGACCGGTCCATATGCCTACCATAAATTCGAAGAAGAAGTTCCAGGAATTTAGGGAAGAGGATTATTCGCGAATCCTTCAATTAAGCAAATTAAAGCTTAATTGAGATCGCTAAAAAAACTCAGAAGGAAGAGGTTCTTAATTGAATCTGCTTCTAAGAGCTATCATGATTTGACCGACAAAGAA